GAGGGTAACTATTCGCCCCGCGTTCGAGGAAAGGTTAGATGTCAAATCAACCACATTCGATTCGAGGGTAACTATTCGCCCCGCGTTCGAGGAAAGGTTAGATGTCAAATCAACCACATTCGATTCAAGGGTAACTATTCGCTCAGCGTTACTTTCTAAGTCGGTACTTAAAGCGACACCAGTAAGTGTTGTACCATCACCATAAAAATTGGCTGCAGTAACGTTACCACTGACTAAAACGTTGCCACTTGCATCTAAAGAAGTTACACTATTTTGAAATTCTACGGTATTGGTTGTTACGTTACCTTGTGTTGTAGTTTGTTGTAAAGTGAATGCGGTACCACTTACACCAGGAATATTCGTGAGTTTACTCCCATCACCTATAAAAAACCCGGATGTTTGTATGCTTATAGTTGCTACGTTACCATTCTCTAAAGCATCCTGAAGTGTCGATGCACCAGAACCTTTATACTTCTGTATGTTACGACCGGTATTGCAACCAGGCATTCTTACAAATACGTATGATTAAAAATTAGAGAGATATTATACATTTACCCTTTTTGAATACCGAAACTTCCTCTTTTGGTAAACCCGTTCTGGGTATATGAAATCCACCTTGTTTATATACTTTCAAACGTTTGTTATACATTGCATGGCATATCGACCATTGATCAAAAATATCGTAAATATGTGGGTTATTCTTCTTACCGTGCGTTTCACGCATGATTCTTCCTATGGACTGAACGATATCTGATTTGGGTGTCGCTAAAATAACCGTATCGAGTGAAGGTATATCGAGACCTTCGTGTGCTTGACTAAACGTTGCAAATATGATTTTCTTTTTACTCGATTCTGTTAAATCGGATTCTTTCATACCACCCATATACAGACCTGACGTTTTCTTAAAACTTTGGTGAAGGACTTCACAGTGGTGTCGACGATCACTTAATACGAGAACTTGACGCGTGGTTTTAGATATATCCTTTATGAGTTTTGCTATAACAATATTCCTTTCCCTGTCCTCTGTGAGTTCTGTAATCATGGTCGCGAGCGAGAGTTTTCCGAAACGCGTACACGGTGGTGGGTCTCTGAATCGTTCGCACGAATATTGAATAGGGAAAACCTCGACCTGTTCTTGATTTTTGCGCTCGGCGGCAAAAAAGGTCGGGCCCATGAACCAGTGTAGAACCTTTGTAAGTCCGTCTTTACGGGTCGGTGTTGCCGATAATCCGAAAACGTGTTTTGGACACATTTTGAAAAGGGATTGTGAAAAAACTTTCGCGCATATATGATGTGCCTCGTCGACGATTAATGTTCCTATCGTATCGAAATCGTTAAACGAGTATTCTTTGAGCGATAAGGATTGGAGCATTGCTATGACAAAATCACACTCCGTCTCTTTCTTATCTTGTTGAACTATACCTATAGATGCACCTGGACAAAATTGTTGGATACGTTCTTTCCATTGATTTGCTAAAAATTCTTTATGAACAACAATCATGGTTCTATACCCAAGTTTACAGGCTATGGCCAAGGATACTGTCGTCTTCCCAAACCCACAAGGAAGTGAGAGAACACCGTGTCCGGCTTTAAGTGCTGCCGCCAAAGCATCGTTTTGATGCGTTTCGTCACGAAGTTTTCCATTAAATGTAGTTGATATTTTAACTGGCTCGGGACGACGATCTTCTTTAGGAGGTCCGAACTTATCTTCCCCGTAATAACGTGGGACACACAAACCCGATTTAGCTTTTCTGAATACCTTAAATGGAGGCGGAGGGAATCCAAACTCCGTGTTTACGACGGCGCGAACTGTGAGTTCCTTTTTGATTTCCGGTGTCTCACATATGAGATATCCTGAACGTGTAAGACTCATTAAATAATAAATGTATTAAAACTTTATATTATATTAAAGAATAAATTATTTATATATAATATAATATAAAAATGCCTGTGATGAAATTAGATGAAAATATCAAAACATTAAAAGATGAAATTGATAAAATGAAGACAGATATTAACAAATTGAGAGCTGAATCGAATCACATGGAGTCTGAAATGTATAGGATGGAAGGTAGTTTGAAAATGTTGGTAGCACTTAAGGATAGTGGCTTGTCTGAATTAGAATTACCCGAGAAAAAAGAGGAAGTGAAAGAGGAAGTGAAAGATGTATAAAAAATAAACAAAAACAGACTTTTTTTTATATAGATGCAATTCCCTGATATAGTCTCTCACTTTATCTGGTAATTTAATTTTTAAATTTTATATACTTCAATACCCACGAATATCCGCTATGATCGTGGGCATTCCAAACACCATTGAATTGAATTTCTGTAAGAACGGTATCTCCTTTTTTTAACGATTGGACCGGTGTATCACCATCGACATTACACATGACGCGTCGGTACCTAAATGGGACCTTAACTTTTAAAACGTTACCTTCGAGCGGATCGTCTAGTTGTTTAGGAAATAAGATAAGACCTGTTTTGTGTTCGTGTAATTCCCTGATATAGTCTCTCACTTTATCCGGTAATTTAATTCTTAAATATTTTTTTTCGTTATATTCGTACATTGGTTCGTATACGGTTGCTTGAACGGGTAAAGTCATTTTGATATTATTCTACCTAAATCTATAAGTAAGTTCGTTTTGGGTGAGTGTATAATATGTCTTGTGTTATACCATAAAAGATAACGAGAAGAATCGTAATAATAGTTTGTGTATCGAGATACTCGATACCTTTAATGAATATAAACAGGTTTAGTAACATGTGCATTGGGAACGGTTTTTCTGGACCGTATCTCGTATAGTATCCAAACATTGCACTGAGTGATATTATGAGTGCATTTACAGTACTACTATACGATGGTTTATATACGAACCACGCCGTGTATAGAATAGCGACGTACGAAATAAATATAGATCGTCTAAAAAATTCTCTGGTACTATCAACAATTTTTAGCGGTTTCTTTTCGATAAGTCTCGATTCCCAGTGTGGTCCGAGTATGAGGTACGAAAAGTATAAAATGATAAATATTTGCCACATTATTTATAGTATTATAAGATTATTATGTGAGTAATATTAAGATGGCGCTATGTTTATCAACTAAAATGCCCATAAAGATACCTTCCAAACAGAAGTCTAAAACATGGAAGTTTACTGGTGAATTCTTACTACGTAAACAGTTTCAGAAAGATCAAGTGGAATTTGGTAAATGGACACGGGATCAAATAATTGAACTTGGACCTACGTTTGTTAAGATAGGTCAAATAGCATCTTCACGAGTTGATTTGTACCCGTTAGAGTTTACGCAACAACTCGAATCTTTACAGGATAATGTACCTCCCATTGACAAAAATGTGATTCGATTAATGGTTAGACCTCATTTAAATAGTAACGCGTTTTCATATTTTGATTACGAACCGTTTAAATCTGCAAGTATAGGACAGGTACACAGGGCAAAATTATCGACGGGTGAAGAAGTCGTTGTGAAACTTAAACGACCTAACATATACAATATAATGAAAAATGATACAGATAATATAAGACAGATCGTTGAGTTTCTTGAAAAAATTGGTATAGATACAGGCACAAATACGGGATACGTTCTCGATGAATCCATCGATTTTTTATTAGCGGAATCGGATTACGAAAAGGAAATCGAGAATGCGAAAAAGTTTAGAAAACGAATGAAAAAGATAAAATGGATGAAAGTACCAAAAATATATACCGAAATATGTAACGAAAACATGATCGTTATGGAATACGTTCCTTCGGAAAAACTCGATAGTATAAGTGATTTGCGTGTAAATAAGAAGAAAGTGTGTGAAGCTCTTTTGAATTCGTATGTTATTCAAACAATGGATAAGGGCTTTTTTCACGCCGATCCTCACCCGGGTAATTTAGGTTTTTCCGGTGACGGTAAACTTGTTTTTTACGATTTCGGACTCGTTATTGACATATCCGACGAAATGAAAGAGGGATTCAAGGAAATGTTTTTGCACATAATAAATAAGGATACAAAAGGTATAGTTGATGTACTCATACGTTTAAAAGTTATTTTACCGACGACGAAAGATACGAGTGACATTGAACTCTTTTTCAAAACGACACTCAATTATTTAGAAACACTCGACGGTAATAATTTGAAAGATGAAATACTAAGCGATGATACTTTACTTAAATTGGCACAAGAAAAACCATTTATCATACCAACATCTTTCGTGTATCTTGCCAAGACATTTTCGACTATTGAAGGGACGTGTGTAAAACTCGATCCGAATTTCACATACATAGAGTACCTCGAACCTATACTCAGAGACCAGATTTCTGATGTTATAGATCTAGGTGGTATGTTTTCGTCCGCAACAGAAATGCCGAATCGTGTAAAGAATATAAGTACGGCGGTTTTGGGTATGGAACAATCTCGCGCGTCTATGAAACGTTCATTGGATAAAACGCGTATGGAAATGAGGTACGTGCAATACAGTGTTTTATCGGCTGTATTTGCAGGTAACTTGTTAGAACAATACAGAGAGGTATCTATATTTTTATCTTTAGTGAGTCTCGATTTAGCGTTTAGGGCTTTTCGTAAAAATCAATAGCGGTTGTTTCTGTAGTTGGTGCGTTTTTACACTGTTTTTGTTCGGAAAAGAATTCTTTGTGTCTTTCGAACAAATTCTTGGTACGTTCAATTTCGTCTTGGGATATTTCTTTTAACTTATCTTTTACATTATCAATTTGTTCTTGTCTTTGTTTACGAAGTTTCTTACCGAACTTCTTAAACTTTTTTTGCGTTGACGCAAAATTAGTCGCGACTGTGGAAAGTGAAAACATTATTATTTACTTACTATTACCCGATATTTTTTTTAACTGAATAAATTATTTTTATTATATAAAGATATAATTATAATATATATAATGGAAGTTACTATCGATAAATTTAATAACGGTAAGTATAACTTAAATACCATATCAAATGATCAATATATTGGTAATACGTTAAAACAGGGGTACGAGTGGGATGGTTGGATGCGTTACGATATCGAAAAGTATTATAAACCCGGTACGGATATAATAGATGTGGGTGCAAATATAGGGTATAATTCGCTAATGTTTTCTGATTATGGACCTGTTATTGCATTTGAACCCGTTTTTAATGAAATTGTTAATATGAACATGCGAGATAATAATCTTAAACATAAAGTTAGCGTTTACCCCATAGCTTTATCGGATAAAATAGGTAAAATGGTTGATTTATATATACCTAATTCGCCTAAAGATGAACCCGATAAAATAAATTATGGCGGTACGACTATGTATCCAAGCGAAAGTCATGATATGAATAAAAAAGTGTCTTGCATTACAGATACATTGGATAATATATATAAGGGTGTACCGTCCATAATAAAAATTGATGTGGAAGGTGCTGAATTAGACGTTTTACGGGGTGGTTTGAATACTCTTAAAAAACATAAACCTGTTTTACTTATTGAAATTATACCCAATTCGAGTAAAAATGATAAAAAAATACACGATTTTTTGAGAGACGAAGCTGGGTATACATCTATACCCGAGTCTCGACCGGAATTCATGTACTTATATGTTTAGGTCATGTATTAAATCGTCTATACTTTTATAGTACCGTTTAAGATCTTTCATGAACCGTTTACTCTTTTCGAGATCTTCGTTGACCTTTTTATTCTTATAAATATATGCGAGGTTAGATTTCGAGTACCGAGTTCGTTTTTGGTTTTCGTTAGGTTTCCTCGGTACGAGTTTTTTACTCTTTTTCGAAACGCTTTGCATGGGTTCGATACGTTTCGTAAAACTAATGGCTTGCATGACCGTATCGGCGAGATCGTCTTTCTTTTTGGATGCGTTAAATATAGGTATCCAGTGTGCATTAACCGCATTATTCCACATGAATTCCTGGCACCTTTCTATCGATGCCTTTTTCCGTTTATTATACATGACTTTACCCGGACCTGCAAAGTCGGGTATTTTGAACCGCGCGTCGTATACGATCGTTTCGGCCTTTGGGTTCCGTATAATAAAATAGGCATGGAGAAAGTGTTCGACTATTTTCATTTTCCGATTCTTATCGGGTTGTTTTTCTATGAGAACCGTATCGGCTTTTAGGATCCATGGTTTTTCGTCTAAATGGTTTCGCATGGAAACAAACAAACCGTCTTTATGTTCAGGAGGTACACCAGAAACGTCCCACTGAACAATAAGATTAGAGGTTTCGTCGAGCATACACATGGCTAAGTTACGTATACCGACGTCTATACTCAGAATCATTAATAATATAAAGAAAATTTTTATCTTTAAGTCGGTATTATATTTGAAATAATAATATTTTTAGAATATAGTAAATAGTGTTACAATGGGTACTAAAATATCAATTATAATATTTACATTTATACTTTTTTTAATACTATTTGTTGGAAAAGCATATTACGATGATATAGGTTTAAAAATAGCAGATGGTGAAAAGAATAACGAGGGTGGAAATGGGTATGAGTACGATGATAACAATAGAGACAAATATTTTACAGACAAAGATATAGATTGTCAGGAAACAATAGCGGGGTACGAGGAGTGTGTCACAGTCGGTCAAGACCTTGTTACTGTATCGCAACACCCTGTGAATGCAGGTAAAGCGTGTACTGAAAAATTATGTAAAGGTGTTCATATTTATAATTGTGATACACATGGTAAAGAACGCTTGGTTTATATTCAAAGAAAAACTGATAATAAGTATTTAAATATTGAACTAAAACCATGTGCCGATTGGGAAAAATTAAAGGATCGTAATATAGACTCGGGAAAAAAAGAGGATATGAAGTGTAAAGATTCCGATATTGGAAGGATTACTAATACTGTTAGTGATGTAAGTTGGGATGTAATACTTAAGTGGGAACATTATCATGAAGTTGGATGGGTAAGTCCATGGGCACTAAAAATAAAACCAATAGATGATTCAGGTAGAGACAGTTTTGATATATATACACGTATACGTGATAAAAAATATGGTATAGATAAAACTATATATTTAGTACCGACGAGATCGAGTCGACAATTAAATCATTGGCAAATTAAACTTTCATACGATGAAAGTGCGTTTCATGAACATAGCCCATGGAGTGACGGTGTAAACTTAATATGCGAAGCAGATAATACACAGATGGTTCGTTACGAACCTACATTTATAGGATGTCCAACTAACCGATATGAAAATAAAACAATTGTTGGTTTTACTAGTAAAAGTAAAATAAAAAGAAAATCCGATGGTAAATACCTTGTTATATCCGGACCAAAACTTTTGGAGTATTATGCGGATAGGGCTCAAGCTGAGGATTACGAATTTCAAAAAGTTTATGATGTAGGGACAGCTACAAACATGAGTATGATAGGAGGGGGTGAGGATACAGGACCGGTAGTAACGGATATAGACAATAGGACTTCTAAGCACCAATTATGTTTTGGTGGTGATAGTGATCACGTAAGTTATACAGAAAATGTAGATGAAGCTACAATTTTTAGTATAAAAGAAGATGATAATAATTTAACAATAAAAGTAGAATTTGAGGTTACTAATTTCAATATAACTGAAGGTACTACTCAAATAGGAAGTTACCAATCTCCGCATACAGTAACAAAGTATATAGAATTACTTGGAAACGGTGATCTTTCCTTATGTAATAAAATTAATCATAGTTTATATACGTCACAGAAGGGATATTCAGATGCCCGTGGTATGGATTGGCATACATCGGATACTTGGTATGGCGATTGGACGCGTTTCCATACAACTACTCAATATGCGAGCGGTAAAATAACAGCTTTAAACAAATCTAATGGGTACTGTTGTCAATGTTCACTTTATAGTCCGAACAGTGAGTGGTGTTTTTATGGACCCAGTGATTCAATAACCAATTCTTATTCTTCGTTTAATCAAAGATATGAATTTGATCATATCGAAAAAGAGGATATTACTCGAGAGATGGAGATTGATCATAGTCCTAATTGTGTAAATAAAACAGCTGATGAAATGGCATGTCAAATGGATTACAAAAAATGTACTTCGTACGAAGAATTTTATCCTCACCACGGAACTATGTTAAATTACAGTTTCGGAAAATGTGTTCCTAAAACAAGTTTTTTAAATAAACTTGCGACGGAAGAAGGTCCTGAACCCGGTGTCCTTAAATGGTATTCTGGATTTACGGATATAGTTACTAAAAGGTGTGACCAAAGTATTGATTGCAAAAGTGGTTTGAAATCATCGTACCTTTTTCACGAAGAAAGTGATCGTATTGCTCATAATGAATATACATCAGAGTTCATAAAAGACTGTTTATCCTCAATAACAAACCTACCTGCATCAGAAGAGTACGAGACGAAAGCGGATGTCTGTTGTACAAAATTTGGTGCTGAATCCGGTTGCTGGACAGAAAACACGTCTAGTAAAGTGTGGGAAATAGAAGAGGATGAAATGGATAGTTCAAGTCTCGGATATGGTATAACTTATAAAGATGCATGTACCAATAAAACAGATTAGATTTTTTTTAAAAATTAAACGATATAATATATAAATAAAATAAAATTATATACTATATGGGTTTACTCACTTTATTATTTCCAATTTTTCTTGCCCTAGTTTTGATAATTGTACTTTTTGGTATAATTTACCTTATAAAGAGAAGGGAAGGTGAAATTAAAGAAGAACGTATTAAATCATTTATGAAAAAATTAAAGACTATACAAGATGTAGATGAAATTATAGATACTGAAACTTATGAAACAACCATGCAAGATATAATCGAAGAGGGGTTTAATTATCCATGTTTAATACCTCCATACTCCAGTGGAACGTGTGATCCAGGGTATAAAATCGAAACGAGTGATTCTGGTAAGAAGTGTTGTTACCCGAAGGATGCTATAAAACCTAGTAAATTGTCAAGGGACTTGAAATATGCGAGACAATTAATTTTAGAAATTTTTTTATCAATAGTTGCGGATGGTATAATACAGAGGTTGTGGAATATGACACAGTCATCTGCATCACGAGCAGCAGCGAGAACAAAAGCTAAAACGGCTAAAGCGATACGAGCTTATAGGGCTGCTAAAGTTGTTAGAGCGACGAAAATGGCCCACGCGGCTAAAGCGGGAGCTATTGCCGCGAGAACTGCTATGCGAGGTGCAACGGCAGTAGCAAAATTCGCACTTGGACCATTGATGATACTTGACATTGCTATGTTGACACTTGATATACTAGATACAGAAGGTTACGCAACTTTCATTTCCCAAGATATGTTTAAACAAACTAAAAATAATTTGGATTATGAAATATGGAAAGCTATGGAACAATCGGATTTAGAATACCCAATGTTATATCCATTATCAGAAATATACGGTGAACCTTTTGAAGTGGCAACTGAATTAGGCTACGCTCGAATATTTGAAAAGTATTATAAAAGTGATTTGGAATTAGAGGAGAATTCGGAATATAAGAAAGCGATAGATGATTATACAGATGCGACAATAGATTATATAATGGGTGATATATCTGAAGAACCCGAATTTCCTACACTAATCTCGGATTACGCAATGAAAATACCAGAAGATCACCATCTTGAACGCGACGAATATATATATGAGGAGATGAAGAATTTGTTACCACTTGACGATTTATTAGTTAATACAAAAATGTACCCCAAAATAAGTAGTCGTAAAACAATTGGTATTACACTTTCAGAAGAAGGTGCAAGGTATATGAATGAAAAAAATAAATCGGAGTGGTTAACTAACGATGAATCGGAAAAAATGACCGCGATATATACCGATAAGTACAGTATTTACGAAAGTGGTGCATCTGGTGCCGATTCTGAAATGAAAGAAATCCCTTTAGCCGAAAAAACTACTCTTGCAGCACCTTACGGAATATTATTTTCGATGTGTGAAAAGAGAAGACAGTCGAGATCAGAAGGGGGGTCTATAACTCCGACAAGTTTTGGGGCTTATTGGGATTTTAATAATTCAAAGTGTATTTTTACTAATGAATTGTGTAATAAATATGTTATGCAATGGAACCCGGATAAAAACGATTGTGAATTATATGAAGGTCAAGAAGTAGCGGAATGGATATTCGGTCCGACCCTAACAAGAGATTTGATTTCTAGAGGTAATGAGATGGATGATGTATGGACACAAAGAGGAGACCAACTAAAATCGGGAGATGCTGAAGAAATAGTAGATGTACTTGTGAACACGTTATATAATCCCATAAATTTAATATCCGAAGAAACGAATTGGTTTAACGCAGAAAACTGGACCGCTGGCGGTTCGGAGGCGTGGTATGGAAGTTGGGGTTAGTGGTTGGTGACCCATCAGTGGCAAAATCACAACTTTTACGGTCAAGTTTTCGGAAGTTCTACGACGTATTTGTGAGTAGCAGAATAAAAATTTGGAAATTTACTAGAAAAACACAGGGTAAACTAGAATAATGGGAATCGGATAAATATCGACATTATTCAATTTATTTTCTTGTGTTAATGTAATTATGGTGAGGAGAACTGCTTTAAAACAAGGAGCAGGCGAGACGGCCGAACAATTTGCAAAACGTCAGAGAGCGTTTATCGAGGCACAAGCCAAGAAGATCGGGAAAAGACAAACATCACTTATCAAAAAAACCGGTAAGAATATTAAAAAAGCTGCGAAAAAAACCGCTAAAGTTGCGGCTGATAATGCTGGAAAACTTATAGCCGCCGGTCTTGTCGTTGGTGGTGCAATATACTTGGATAAAAGATTTAATGATGCAGACGAGGATACAAAAAATTGTATTAATGTGTGTTTACCAGAAAACTGGGACGACTATAAATACGGTGATCTTAGCAAGTCCGAACTCAAGTATAGAGTATTGGAAGGTGAAGATGCAAACCCAGACCAACCCATATGTACAAAGGCTATGACCGATTGTGGTGAATATTGCGGTGAAAAGTGTGAAGACCTTCACGCGTACGAATTACCCGGTTCCAAAACTCTTGAAGGAGCCGGTAGAGGTTTAGGTGGTGCGTTCGGTGGTCTTTTCGGTGGTCTTTTCAAGGGATTGGGTGGAGCGCTCGATCCATCGGGTATGATGAGTAAGGTTTCATCGGTAATGATTATACTCTTGATTGCATTGGGAGTTATGCAATCGATAAAATAATAATTTAATTTAAAGAAAAAAATCAAACTCATGTTTATATACGCATGTGGTGTTGGTGGTGTTGCCATCCATTCGAAGGTACGCCTTTAAGTATGCCGTATAAACATGACGAACGTCGTAACAAATTTTATACCTCAGGTAACTTCTGTTCGTGGAGTTGTATGAAAACGTATGCCGTAGATAAGTACGGGTGTAATCGTGGTGGACTTATATGTGGTAACATGGTCATGATGCGTCGTAAACAATTTAATAAAATAGGTACGATAAAGCGTGCACCTCATAGACAAAGATTAGACGTTTTCGGGGGTGATTTAACTATAGACCAGTTTAGGGAAAATAACGTCGTTGATGAAGAACAACCTAACGAAATAGAAATTAAACCCGTACCCGAAATAACTATACCCATAATATCGAGTACTAAGAAACTGAGTGATATTACAAGCGCGACGGGTAAAAACGAAACGTTACGTTTGAAACGCGAAAAGCCACTCAAACGAAACGAGAATAATCTAGAATCGGTATTAGGATTAGTTATCAAGACTAAAGCCTAACACGCGCACTTGTTTATTGGTAGGACGCGATTTAGGAATATTAATGGATCTACACGAGTGTACCCACCTTTCACCGTCGTACGCAATCCATTTAAAATTATATTTTTCGATCATTTTTCTACATAAAACACACGGTAGTGATATACCGTCCCCGTAACTGGTTTCACGACATATCACTAGAGCACCATGTTTTCTATTTATCCATGACGAAAATTGGTGATTTTTATACCCCTTTTTTAAAAATTCGTGTTTTAAGTTTTTTATGAGACGTCTTTCTGCACAACATATAGAATCACTTTTTGATTGACTAGTTAATTTGGTCGTATAAGTAATCACAGTGGTATATGACATATATTTATACGAGCGAATTATTTTTAATATAGTTACAATTATTACACACGTTCCCGCAATATACAAAGGAACAGTATTCGCATTCATTGAGTGTTTTAATGTTTCTTTTGACGAGTTTGTTTTGTGAATATTTAACTAAATCTTTTATGGTATATATTCCATACATAACCATTGTTTCTAAATCGGGAAACTTCATTTATAATATTTAGTATACGCGTAAAAACTTTATGTTAGTTAGGCACCCAAACACTTGAACATTTTTTTACACCCCGCGCTTGTTTTTAACATCATTGCAAAGCTATCGATCATACCCGGTACCATCGCTTTGAGAAGTGTTTCGAATTCAGTATCGGTATCACCTTCATCGATCTGTTCTATGATAGAGAAAATCAAATCCGTGACGAGTTCCTTTTTATCTGGTCCAGAAATCGTTTTAAGATTATTTGCTTGGAGCATGAGTGTAGATACCAAAACGCACACGTTTTCTTTCGTGATACGTTTTCCCTTATACCTTTCGACAATTTTTTTCATCTCAGCCGCAACAAGTTTCGACTGTTTGGATTTGGAATCATAGTTTGCGACGATTTTTTCCGGTGGTGTTGACATTTTATAGTATACTTTAAAATAATTTCTTTAATTAATATAATAATGATGAACACAGACGATAAACTTGCGTTCGTTGCCATAACTATAGGTTTGGCTCAAATGTTAATGCTTGTTCAAAAACTTTTAAATACCGACGATATATCTTATTATAGTTTTGAGTATGTTATGTTAGGTATAATTGCGAGTATATTATGGATAATTTATCAGTATAGAAAAGGTGCTAACTTTTCGGTCGTATATTCATCAGCCGGTTTATGTATAGGTTTATATCTTTTACAAAGACTATTAAAGGAAAGAAAAGATAAAAAAGAAGACTAAAATGAGATCTATTACTTTAAAAACACCCGTTGTGCGACCAAATCAAGGACGACGACGGGTTAACACTATCACGCGCGCACAAAAAGACACTACCGGTATTAACTGGAAATACGTCGAAGCAGTTAACGGACGTGCTGCAATGTACGGAACAATTTTGGGATCGGCTAACTGGGGACTTACGGGTTTGAATGTTATTGAACAGACACATTATTTACCATTATCTATTTTGGGCGCGGGTTCTTCTTTGATAGCCATAGGTACAATGACAAATGCCGTTGGTAAGTTATCAGAGGAGGATTTTGAAACGTTCGCGTTAATTAATACGGGGCGTGTTGCTATGGTTTGTTTCGCAGGCCTTGTAGGTGCTGCTATTGCCGGTGTTTGAGTCTAATAAAGGTATATCGGTATTTTGTAAAACGTAACTTAGAAAATCAATCATTTTTACTTTTTCCTCGAACGTAAATGTTCCTGCTCCACGCATCACGTGGACCAAGAGCATAAACAATAAGTATATAGAATCACGGAGTTCCATATACGATTATCCCCTAGCTTTTCTCATCATTAAAAAAATGATAATCAAACACATTGTTCCAAAGAGTATTGGTGAACCGTACGTAACATAGTTCCGTATATTTTTTTTATTTAATGGTTTACACGATTCGTTATTTACAATCGTGTACGTAAAGTAAGATGTTATTATACCCATAATAGTTAAAATACTGGAGAACATTAAACCATCTTCGGTCAAAAATTTCTGGAGTAGTAAAGTTGAAGCAAGGGTAATAGCTGCTGTGAGTGAATGGGTTATATATCTAACATGATTTACCTTTTCCGCGTCTACATTTATTTCCTCACATTTTTTAAACGTCTCTGTGCCTATATATGCGGTTATTGCGTATATTGTAGTTAATAGTGTAACAATTATGACAGAAACGAATGATATTTCTTCGGCCATTTTGTACTTATTTGTTATAGACTGAGAAAATTAATAAGATCGTCTCTCGTTTTCTTTTGTGACCACCCGAGTGATTTTAGTTTTTCTGAAGATATGTAATACCGACAATCGTTAAATGGTCGATCATTTACATACGTTATCCAATTATGGTATTCTTCTGTATTTTTTGTTACTTTAATTAAGAGTTTTGTAACGTCCATTACCGATATTTCATCATCTGATGCGATGTTATATATTTCACCACATTTACCGTTTTTCCAAACGGTTTCTACAGCGTCTATAACATCTTCGACATGCATGAAAGCCCGTTTTATTTCGGAACTTTTTGTACCGTGAATTGTACACATAGCTCCGTTACGTAACGCCTTTTTGAATTTTGGTATAAGTTTTTCCGGGTACTGGTTCGGTCCGTATACGTTATTACACCGTATTGTCTTGATATTCATTTTATACGAGTCTATATACGACTGAACAATCATTTCTGCGGCGGCTTTGGACGCTGAATATGGATTTGTTGGTTTTAAAACACCTGTATCTTCACTGAAAGGTACATCGGTGGTAGATTCTCCATAAACTTCGTCCGTACTAAAATGAATAAATTCAACATTTGGTTTGAGTTCCCTGAACTTATCTAAAAGAACGTGTGTACCATACGCGTTATTTAATGTAAACTTTTTTGGATCGTTAAACGAATTATCTACGTGGCTCATAGCGGCAAAATGGAAAACAACGTCAAAATCGTATTGTTTTATAAGGTACCCAACGAGATCTTCGTCGCATATATCACCTTTAACGAATGTTGATACACCAGGTTTTACATTAAATATGTTCGAACAATAATCGAGTTTATCTAAGTTTATAAATTTTATTTCGGGGTACCGTTCTTTCATAATGTTTAGAAAATTGGATGCGATGAATCCGCAACCACCCGTAACTAGAATAGAACTCATTTTATATATTATATTTAATTGACTTTAAGTATTTAAAAAAATAAAAGTATTATTGATAAATGAAAGTCGGTGTTTTAGGTCCAAACGGTTTTATGGGTAGATATTTTTTAGAGCATTCTAAATGGATTCCTATTACACGTGATGAAGTTGATTTATTGGATCAAAAATCTGTAGAAATGTTTTTTGAAAAAAATTATTTTAGTGTAATTATACATTGTGCAGTTGAAGGTGGCAGTATGTTAAACAAGGAAGATGGAAATGTTACGCATAATAACATTCTCATGTTTGAAAATGTAGCGCGTATTTTTAAGGGTAAAATTATTTATTTTTCGAGTGGTGCATCAGTTAGGGGTGATCCGCCTACCGATCCATATGGACTTTCAAAATGGATTATAGATAAACGTATTTTACAAATTAAAAATGTATATAGTTTGCGTGTATGGGGATGTTATGGTTCCGGTGAACCCGATCCACATAAAAGAGATAGATTTAAAACGATATGTAAACAGAATGGACATATTGTTATAGACAAGGATAAATACTTTGATTTTGTGGATATTAAAGACGTAATGAGAGTAGTATTTGAATATAGTCTAGGGTATAGAACAGCTAAAATGTGTAACTTAGTTTACCCAGAAAAATTAAAATTATCTGATTGGGCTAAGAAGTTTGGTGCGACATATGAAATTACGGATCAAACTGAACTTGGTGAATCGTACGTGTGTGTAGAAAATAGACATGATTTACTATCTACCTTATTAAATTAATATACGATGGTTTATTATTATAAATAAAATCATATACTATATCATCTGTTAACTGTTTTGGTTTATACAATTTAATATTTTCAAAACAAGATAGTATTGATATATCGTCCCCCGCCCAATGAGAAAACCCGTCGTGTGAATAATCATCGTCTCTACCTGATCCAACTAATTTAACGCATGTTTTTTCATTATTTAAATAATTTCTTAATAATTCAAATGGTCTATATAATAAAAAGGGTGTTATAGAATAACATATTGGTATATATCCAGATTGTTCTAGTCCTATTGCCATACCTACCATTAAAAATTCACACGAACCAACATTTGTAGATCTATTAGGGAAATCGCGGCGTATATCATTTAACACACCGTATCCGAGATCGGCAGTTATTAAATAAATTCTATTGTCCTTTTTCATTAATTCGTATATTTTTTTTGCAAAATCGCGTCTCATTATTATTTATTTTTATTAGTCATTATATCTTTATCCTCGTCTGATATGACATGATAATGTGCTTGAAGACCTTCTAAAAATTCGAAATTTGGGTTTTTTGTAAACCATACGCTTGTTCTCCAATTAAATGCTTTTAATCTAAGCCATAAATATAATTTATCTACTGTGTCATACGCGGAGTATCCATTTACGTTAACGTATACTTTACAATTTGTTAATTTCTCTCGGTGTATATACGATAGTGATTCCCAAACTGAACCTTCTGCGCATTCACCATCTGATATAAGTACATGTACATCCCTTGTTTTATCTGCTAAGGCGTACCCCACACCTATTGTTATTCCTGAACCAAGTGAACCTGTTGATACATGAATACCATTTTCTATATCTCTATTTGGATGAACACCGTGTTTTTTGTATAATTCTTCTGCATCTTTACCTTCGTATTTTTCTAAAACTGCATATAGTGCTATACCTGCATGGCCAGAACTAAGTATAACTATATCATTTTCCTTTTTATTTTTGTAAATATGTTCTAATATCGGCAAGGCGGTTAAACAACTTCCTAAATGTCCAATTTTATTTTTGTGTGCAATTTCGATAATTCTATTATCCATTTTTTATAGATAGTTTATTTCTTTATTTAATTTATTATATTAAAGGTAAGTTTGTATTATATATCATAATGAAGATAACATACAGTATTCAAGTATGTAACGAGTCCCGTGAATTGTATTCACTTTTGAACTTCTTGATAAAGGTTATTGATGGAGATGATAATATACACGTTGTTGTAGATAGTTTACACAAAACTGATAAAGTGGATAAGGTTATTGAAAATTTTAAAGATAAAATTACCGTTTTTGAAAGACCTTTCGATAATTTCTATGAAAATGCAACTTATCATACAACTGTTTCTACGGGAGATTATACATTTTTAATCGATGCAGATGAAATGCCACAAGAAATGTTAATAAAAAATATAAAAAAAGTTATAGATGAGGAAAAATCTGAGATTATTTGGGTACCGAGAATTAATATTCACCCGGGTGCGACACAGGAATTCATAGAAATGTCAAATTTTAATGTGAATGAAGTTGGATGGATTAATTGGCCAGATTACCAATCACGTATTTATAAGAAATGCGAACATGTAAAATGGTCAAATGAAACACATATTAAATTAGAAGGTTCGGATAAGGTTACATATTTAAAACCTATACCTTCTCTTGCCTTATGGCATATAAAATCTATTGAAAAACAATTAGGAAGGTGGGATCCTAAAACCGATAACGTTACTACACCTTTACAAGGTAATTTATATTATGAATTAATGTGAATACAATTAAAGAAAAAATATTATAATTAATAATATGGAAACTCAAAGGGAATATAACATGTTCGGTAAAGTTAAAGGTCGTTTTTTTTTAGAACAGGATCTTGGTATTATCGGTGATAATGCAATATCTACGTTCACTTTATC